TAGGTAGATGTAGTACATAGTCATAGCATTCTTTCTGGTTGCTTCAAATTCTGATAACAATCTATCACAAGCCACACAGTGCATTTTTACTCCTCTTGGCTACGTAGCCCTTGGTTAATGGTTAATCGTGTCTTAAACGGGCTATAAAGGGGCTTCTTGAGCGTCCTTTAACCCATCAATCTTCACAGGTACATCATTCAATGGTTTATTAACCAATGATGTAGGGAAAGGCCAAGATGTTTTAGGATACAAAGCACGTTTCCCGCATCTAGGACAATCGTCAGTATGCTCACCAATCCTCTCCTAAGTCTCTTTCAAGACTATCAATATGGTTGATAAAGGTTGCCCACAATGCCACTGATGCAAAATCGTCGTCTTCAAAAGCATTGTTAACGACACAATCATACCTAGACGCTACGCTGTTGGCTATCCTGAGCAAATGTATCAGTTCTTGACGCATAGACACAAGCTCAGGGTGCAAAGGGTTGTTATCCCTCCAAGCCATACGTTCAAGCTCATGGAATTCTAGTTTTGACTTCATGTTAAGACCTCCAATTAACAGTTGAACAATTCTTCTAAGGCTTCATCTAGGCCGATGTTATCGGTGTACGTTTCGGTGTAGCTATCAGCCCACCAATGGCCCTCAACGGTCTTAGTACGTGTGTTAATCCAGATATTTGGCCCACCAAAGGCCACTAACACCCTAGCGCCTAGGTAGGTCTTACGATCAGAGGCGACAATATATTCAATATCTAAGGCATCTTGAAGATAGTCGAAGGCCGTCATAGGCTCATCGTCATAATTGAGGTCAGTATCTGTAAAGCCCTCTGATAACAGTTTGACTACAGATTGAACGTTGATTTTTACATCTGACATGATAGTGTGTCCTTTACTTGGTCAGTTGATGGAATGGATATATTAGGCGGTAAGCCACACTAAAACAATAGAGACAAACCCTAATACATAAATTATGGTGTCGATGATACGGTTTTTCATGATATTTCCTTACGCCTTATGGCTTTACTTGGTTGGTTAACTTAGACGGCTGCAGTCGACTTTTGCGCAGCAGCTTTGAGAATGTTAGAGGCTTTGATGGCTTGTTTGACCTCAGCCATTGTATCGAACCCTCTTACCCCACAATCCGGCTCGTCCTTGAAGGTGTAGCCGTTTACTAGGGTGACGATGTAGCCATGGTCTAGGCTTGTTTCATCGTCGATATGGGCAACCCATTTAGGTAGTTTCATTTGTAGACCTCACTTGTCTAGTTGATTGAAGATTTAATCTTACCTGAGATAACTTAGATTGTCTTTAGGTGTTTACCCTTAAGATTATTCTTTTTTATCTCACAATATATTAAGCAGGATTCGTGCCAGCATTAGAATGAATACTTTAATACTCTAATGTATACTCAAGTATTACATTTATTGTCAATTTCTCGACACAAACCTTACAAATAACTTACAAATACTGTCAATTTTCCGACACCCTGTCAATCTTTTGACACCCCTGTGTTTGTATACAGTACTTTAGTGGGTGCATTATAGTGCCTAAATAGGTGCTACAATGACATGCACTTTACTTCATGTGGATAACTAATCAGTATACTTACTAATTCTCTGCCATGTGGATAACTTGTGAGTAACTTGTGAGTGAGTGCTTACTAACATGATGGGGGGAGGGGGTAGCTCGTAAGTATTACTTTTGTGGGAGCCTCTAAAGTACACAAAAAGGAGTAATTAAGAACATGCAATATAGTGCATAAAAGTCCAATAAAATCAAGGAAGTTGTATGACAACTAATTGGGACAATTACCGAAGGTAATAAGGGACAGATCAGGTAGTGGGAAATAGTGGGCAGATATGGGAGACAATCTGTGCACAGGAGGCCAGCGAAGCGAACATCATAGGGCCTTGTGAGAGGACTTTAAAGTGTCCACAAGGGGCTATGAAGTATAGGTACTGGATGGGGTGTCTATTTGTAAATAAATTAAAATAATTAGTAGAAAAAGCTTGACAAATAGGAAAAAGTATGATAGAGTGTTGGTATCTGCTGATAGTAGATCGTACTCCTGACGTTACTAAAGAGCCTGCATGGGCTGCGAGGAAGGAAACACCGACACACGATACACCCCCGTGGCTAACTGTCGAACTGGACTAGGTGTAGGTATCAGTTAATGCTTTGACTACTCAGGGTGGTATCACTAGGGTCAAGGATAAAAGGGAATACACCCCTCATGGGAACTTGGGGGTAGGCTTGATGAAGTATTGTGGTCTACTTTGGAGAGGCGTTGGATTAAGACGAACCGTTCACACGGGCCTTCTATCCACCCCTAGAGGAACTGTGTCTGAAAGAAATAGAGAATCAACACGCATGGGGATTGGGAATAAGGCAAATGTACGAGTCAAATCGTATATCTTTAAGCACCTTACCAGAGGGATGTTTGCCGAGTATTCTGGTCTTGCAGTCCCTAGCCGTGTTGGTGAAGTGCGAGAAATACTTCAGGTTGCATAAACTTGAGTAGCCCGTTCAACTCGGGCCACCGACAACCTATATTAACAATAACACATCTCCGAATTAAGGACAAAGATGGAACACGAAGTAACTGAAGTTAAGAGAAAAGCAGGTAGACCCAAGAAGGGTGAGATAGTAGCCAAGAAGCAGAAGAACAAGGGTGTCCTTGGTCGTCCCAAAGGGGATACAGCTATTATCAATGAATACAAGGCTAGGATGTTAAACAGTCCTAAGTCAGCTAAAGTCCTAGAGGCTATCTACGATGCAGCATTGGATGACCAACACAAGAACCAAGCTGCTGCATGGAAACTTATCGTAGACCGTATTGTCCCAGTGTCTGCCTTTGAAGCTGCAAAGCAAAATGGTTTAGTTCCTCAAATCAGCATTAACATTAGCAGTTTAGGAACACCTTCTATAGTGGAAGAAGAAAAAACAATAGACATAGAAGATGTAGAATATAGAAATTCGGACACCGAGTAATCGGCTTGAAACACGTTCTCAGGTGCGTGTGTCCAAACACCTGACCTTTTCAAGAGGAATTACAATGAAGAAGTGTACAAAGTGTGGAGAGTTGAAGTCTTTATTTGAATTTAGTAAACATAAAAGACATAAAGACGGGCTGCGGTTTAGATGTAAAAGCTGTGAGGCAGAAGACGCTAAAGCCAAGAAAAAAGAAAGCTTAGAAAAAGATTATCTAGGAACAAGGCTAAAAGAGAGAGCCAATAATTTAAAACGTATGTTTGGAATGTCTTTAGAAGACTACGAACAAAAAGCAAAAGCTCAAAATAATGTGTGTGTTATTTGTAAGGAAGCTTGCAAATCAGGTAAAAACCTAGCTGTAGACCACGACCATAGCACAGGCAAGATTCGTGATCTTCTTTGTGGGAACTGTAACGGCGGGTTAGGAAAGTTTCAAGACAGTCCAGAACTGCTAGAAAAAGCAGCGGAATATTTAAGGAAACATGGCAGAACTTAATTTTAAATTGTTGAAGTGGCAACAAGAGGTCTTTAAGGACACTACTCGCTTCAAAGTCGTAGCAGCAGGTCGACGGTGTGGTAAGTCCAGACTATCCGCTGTAAGCCTCCTTATAGAAGGTTTAAACTGTCCTGAAGGGTCAGCTGTGATGTACATAGCTCCTACCCTTGGTCAGGCCCGGACGATTATATGGGACTTGTTACATGAGCTTGGACGACCAGTCATTAAGTCATCACACATCAATAACCTCGAGATCCTTCTCGTCAACGGTAGGAAGATATTGGTTCGTGGTGCTGACAACCCTGATTCTCTACGTGGTGTGTCTCTTACCTACGTGGTTCTAGACGAATGTGCCTTTATCAAGGAAGACGTATGGCAGAAGATCATCCGAGCTTCCCTGTCAGACAAGAAGGGTAGAGCCTTATTCATCTCAACCCCTAGTGGACGTAACTGGTTCTACGATGTATTTAAGTTAGGTCAGGAAGAGACAGACGATGAATGGCGTAGTTGGCACTTCACTACCAAAGACAACGAGACTATTGACCCTAAAGAGATTGAGGCTGCTGAGAGAACCCTAAGCTCTTTTGCCTTTAAGCAGGAATACCTGTCAAGCTTTGATAATGCAGGGCAAGAGGTCTTCAAAGAGGATTGGATCAGGTATGCCCCTGAACCTGCTTATGGGTCTTATGTCATAGCCATTGACTTGGCTGGTTTTGAGGATGTATCAAAAAATGCTGGTGCAGCCAAGAAAAGACTAGACGAAAGTGCCATCTCAATCGTTAAGGTAGAGGACAACGGTAACTGGTGGATTAAGGACATCATTCATGGACGTTGGGACATTCGTGAAACTGCTAGTAGGATTCTTATGGCTGTGCGTGACCATCAGCCCATTGCTGTTGGAATTGAACGAGGAGCTTTGAAGAACGCAGTTCAGCCCTACCTCAATGACTTGATGAGGAAGAACAACGTCTACTGCCACATCACGGACTTGACACACGGGAACAAGAAGAAGACTGACAGGGTTGTCTGGTCTTTACAAGGTAGGTTTGAACACGGCAGGATCACCCTGAACGATAACTTGGACAAGAGTGATTGGAAAGAGTTCATTGACCAGTTCCTGATGTTCCCTACAGCTGGCGTCCATGATGACTTAATAGATAGTTTGTCTTATATTGACCAGCTTGCTGTAACCAGTTATAATACAGATTATGACGACGATGAATACGAAATTCTTGACCCTATAAGCGGCTATTGACTATGAATAAACCCGGACTCTACAGTAATATTAATGCTAAACGTAAACGCATCGAAGCTGGATCAGGTGAGAAGATGAGGAAGCCCGGTAGCAAGGGTGCTCCTACAGCCCAAGACTTTAAGGACTCAGCTAAGACTGCTAAGAAGGGTAAAAAGAAGAACAATGGCTAAAGCAAAAGACCCAAGACTAGAACGTGCTGGCGTTGAAGGCTACAACAAGCCTAAGCGCACACCTAACCACCCAACCAAGAGCCATGTAGTAGTTGCCCGTGAAGGTGACGAAGTAAAGCTTATCAGGTTCGGTCAACAAGGTGTCTCAGGTTCCCCTGAAGGTTCAGCACGTAACAAGTCCTTCAAGGCTAGACACGCTAAGAACATCGACAAAGGCCGTATGTCAGCTGCTTACTGGGCTGATAAGGTTAAGTGGTAAGAATAACAAGGAAACAAATGGCTACTACTAATAATATGGAAAACAACGATGCACCAGAGTTCGAGGAACCAACAGAGGCTGATAAAGATCTAGTCTCTTTTGTTGTTGGTCAGTGCGACAACTGGCGTGATTGGCGAGATAGCAACTACCTTGAGCTGTGGAACGAATACGAGCGTATCTTCCGTGGTGTGTGGGCCTCTGAGGACAAGACTCGTGACTCAGAGCGTTCACGTATCATCTCCCCTGCCACTCAGCAAGCAGTTGAGACTCGTCACGCTGAGATCATGGAAGCTATCTTCGGTAACGGAGACTTCTTTGACATTGAGGATGACGTAACCGATGTGAACGGTACTGAGCTGGACGTTAACCAGATCAAAGCTCAGTTGATGGATGACTTCAAGAAGGACAAGATCCGTAAGGCTATCGACCAGATCGAGTTGATGGCTGAGATCTACGGTACTGGCATTGGTGAGATCATCGTCAAGCAAGAAAAGGAGTACGTTCCAGCTACTCAGCCTATCCCCGGTGTTGTGGGTCAGGCAGCTATCGGTGTTCAAGAGAAAGACCGTACAGCAGTCAAGATCATGCCTGTCAACCCTAAGAACTTCTTGTTTGACCCCAACGGTACGTCAGTGGATGACTGCTTGGGTGTAGCAGTTGAGAAGTACGTTGGCTTGCACAAGATCGTCAAGGGTATCGAAGACGGTATCTACCGTAAGGTTAACGTTGGCCCTATGTACGACACTGAGGACTTGGAAGTCACTCAGGAAGACACACAGTACCAGACAGACAAAGTTAAGCTGTTGACATATTATGGCTTAGTCCCCCGTGAATACCTCACTGACATGGGTGACACTGAAGAGCTGATGGACTTGTTCCCTGAAGAGAGCGAGGCTGACGAGTACACTGACATGGTGGAAGCTATTGTCGTTATCGTCAACGACTCCACTCTCCTCAAGGCTGAAGAGAATCCTTACATGATGAAGGATCGTCCAGTTGTGTTGTACCAAGACGATACAGTCCCTAACCGTATCCTAGGTCGTGGCACAGTGGAAAAAGCTTACAACATGCAGAAGGCTATCGACGCTCAGATGCGCAGCCACTTGGACTCACTGGCCTTGACCACAGCCCCTATGATCGGTATTGACGCTACCCGTCTGCCCCGTGGTGCTAAGTTCGAGGTCCGTCCCGGTAAGGCTATCCTGACCAACGGTAACCCCAACGAGATCCTACAGCCGTTCAAGTTCGGTCAGACAGACGGTAACAACATGACCACCGCCCAAGCCTTTGAGCGTATGTTGCTTCAGGCTACAGGAACCTTGGATTCTCAAGGCATGGTGTCTCAGGTGTCTCGTGACGCTGGCGGGGCTGGTATGTCGGCTGCTATGGCTTCTATCATCAAGAAGTACAAGCGCACCTTGACCAACTTCCAAGAGGACTTCCTGATCCCGTTCATCAAGAAGGCTGCCTTCCGCTACATGCAGTTCGATCCTGAGCGTTATCCCTCAGTCGACATGAACTTCATGCCTACAGCCACCCTTGGGATCATGGCACGTGAGTACGAACAACAGCAGTTTATCGCTCTGTTGCAGACTTTAGGCCCTGATACCCCTGTTTTGCCTGTGATCTTGAAGGGTATCGTCCAGAATAGCTCCTTGAGCAACAAGAATGAGATGATGCAGCCTAACCCTGAGCAACAACAGCTCCAAATGACCCAACAAATGCTTGCAATGCAGACGGCACAGGCTCAGTTGGCTCTGTTGCAGGCTCAGACAGCCGAAAGAGCTGCAAATGCCCAACAAACTCAGGTTGAGACTGCAATGATGCCAGAGGAACTGCGAGTTAAGGTGGTTCAAGCAGCTTCTAACAACCTAGACCGAGGTGATGACTTCGGTAAACGCCTCCAGTTGGCTGATCGTGTGCTGAAAGAGAAGGAAATTAACCTTAAAGCAGCAGATATTCAGTCCAATGAGCGCATCGCTGCCCTCCAAATGATGAAAAGATCATCAAATAGTTAAAAAAAGTCTTGACAAAGTGCTACTTTTGTGATAGAGTAGCGTTATTGTAACTAATACGTTCTCCTAATGGACAAAGAACTACAGAAATTTTATGAAGAAGCGTTCTCTATGATGGCTACCCTAGGGTGGAAGGACTTCATGGAGGACATTCAAAAGGTTAAAACCAATTATAACGACCTGTCAACTGTCGCGGACACACAAGAACTTTATTTCCGTAAAGGACAGCTTGACATCTTGAATTGGCTTTTAGGGCTGAAAAGCTCGTATGAGAAGACTTACGAAGATCTTCAGGCATCGGGGGACATTTAACCATGGCTTTACGATTCTTTGACTTCCTTTGTGAGAATTCCCATAAAACCGAGGCATTAGTTAAGGACGATGTGTACACAACTTCTTGTAAGGTGTGCGGCGCTGAAGCCCAACGAACTGTCTCTGCCCCCATGATGAAGTTAGAAGGCATTACAGGCTCTTTTCCAAGTGCCTATGAC